GATCAATTTTTAAGGTCGCAAGTTTTCGGAATTTTTTTGTGGGACAGAGGGGACCAAAGCCAGAATCGAACGTGATCAAGCTGTTGCGTGGGAATCCTGGACGTCGCACGCTTGATCTGTCGGATGGAGTTCATCCGGAAGTTGCGATTCCTGATGTTCCTACTCATCTGTCTCTCGATGCCCGCAAAGAGTGGAGGCGGATCACTGCAGAGCTAGAATCCGTTGGTCTGATCAGCCGTCTCGATCGATCCGCTTTGGCGATCTACTGCCAGACGTGGGGGCGCCTGCTACTGGCCGAACGGGCGCTTTCCGCCAAGCAGAAGCAGGCGAGAGAAGAAGGCCTTGACGAAGCGGAAGCGGTTTTCACCCAGCAGACGCCGACCGGATTCCTGCGCGAGTCCGCATTGTTCCGCGTGGTGAGCAAGCTGCAGCAGGACTGCGATCGGTACCTGGCTAGTTTCGGAATGTCACCATCCTCCCGATCTCGGGTGAAGGCATCCGACAACCGACAGGGAGACCTATTCGGAGAAGCACAGGGAGACGCATGGAACAGCTTGTAGACCAGGCCTTTGGCGATCGCGCGACGCAGTACGCTCGCGACGTCGTCTCGGGTCGTATTCTGGCCTGCAAGTGGGTTCGTCTCGCCTGTCAGCGTCACCTCAACGACCTCTCGCGAGCAGAGCTCGAAGCCTCCTGGCCATACGTTTTCAACCCGCAGTTATCCGACGCATCCGGCAAGGCATACCGACCGGCGGAGCGCGTTTGTCGATTCGCCCAGCTCATGCCGCACATCAAAGGAGACTGGGCCGCCCGGAGAGAACTCATCAAGCTCGAGAACTGGCAGGTCTTCATCCTGGCGAGTATTTTCGGATGGGTCCATCGCGAAACCGGGAAACGTCGATTCCGCGTTGCTGACCTTTTCATTCCTCGCAAGAACGCCAAGAGCACGTTGGCCGCAGTCATCGGCCTATTCATGCTGTCGATCGACGGAGAATTCGGCGCCGAAGTTTATTCGGGGGCGACGAGTCAGGACCAGGCCATGGAAGTCTTCCGGCCAGCATTGCTGATGGCCAAAGCCACCCCGCGGTACCTGCAGGCCTACGGCGTCACCCCCAACGCCAGCAATCTCTCCGTGGTCGCCAAGAACGCCAAGTTCGAGCCGATCATCGGAAAACCGGGAGATGGCGCCAGCCCATCCTGCGCGCTGATCGACGAATTCCACGAGCACAAGACATCCGCCCTGTACGACACCATGCAGACCGGCATGGGCGCCCGCTCGCAGCCGCTGATCGCCGTCATCACCACCGCCGGATCGGACATCTCCGGACCGTGCTACCTGCACCAGGTCGAGCTGCAGAAGATCCTCGAAGGGGTGATCGAAAACGACCATCGCTTCGGAATCGTTTTCGGCATAGACGAGGGCGACGACTGGACGACCGAAGAATCTCTGCGCAAAGCAAACCCGAACTACGGCATCTCGATCGACGAGGGCTTCCTCAAGCTGCAGCAGCGCGATGCAATCTCAGACCCGCGCAAGCAGAACGTCTTCAAAACCAAGCACCTCAACATCTGGGTCGCGGCCGCGTCTCCCTGGCTCAACCTGCACGCCTTGCAACAGTCTGGGGACCCTTCCCTCACCCTCGAATCGATGCGCGGCCGCAAAGCCTGTGTCGTCGGCCTAGACCTGGCCAGCAAGATCGACGTAGCATCGGGAGTCTGGTTGTTCGAAGAGGAGCGCGAAGGGGAAACCCACTATACCGCCATATCCAGCAACTACCTGCCACAGGCTGCCGTAGACAAACCGGAGAACGCCCATTATCAGGCGTGGGTCAAGTCGGGGCACCTCACCGTGACGCCGGGAAACATGATCTCTCTGCGCCAGATTCAGGAAGACGTGATCTCCAGCGCGGAGACCGTGCTGATTGGTGAAATCGCGCTCGACGCCTGGGGTTCCCGAGAAATCGCCCCCAATCTGCAGGAAGAAGGGTTCGAAGTCGTCGACATCCCCATGCAGACGAGGCACCTTTCCGAGCCCATGAAGAAAATCGCAGCGCTCATCGATTCCGGCCGATTCCACCATGACGGAAACCCCGCATACGTCTGGATGATGAGCAACGTCGAGGTCTGGATGGATCGCAACGAAAACATTTTCCCGCGCAAACTCCGGCCGCAGAACAAGATAGACGCCGCGGTGGCCACCATCATCGCCATGGCGCGCGCGATGGTACCGCGCGAAGAACAGGCCGCCGGCGTGGAACTGATCGTCCTATGAGCCCCTCCGCGGTGACCTGGTACAACGCCGAGCGCGTCTCACAACCTGGCTCCGTCATTCTCAGCGAATGGAAAGCCAAGCGCGAGGCAGAGCGCGCCATTGCCAACCAGAGTCCGGTTTACCCCACCAGCTCCGGCACCAGCGGCAGCGCGCTGTACGAATGGCTCACCGGTGCCGGCGCCCTTTCCTCTGCCGGACCGGCCGTCACCGAGCGCACCGCCATGGCCGTCGGCGCCGTCTATGCCTGTGTCGGGTTGATCGCCGGCGCCATCTCAAGCCTGCCGATCAAGCTTTACCGGCGCAACGGGGACTCCCGAGAATCCTACACCCCTGACCTCTGGTGGCTGCTCAACGAACAGCCGACGCCCAGCATGTCGGCCGCCGTCATGTGGGAGTACCTCACCTGGTCCTTGCTCCTGCACGGAGACGCATTCGCCACCATCCAGCGCCCTGGACCGATGTCGCCAACGATTTCCGGATTCCGTCCGCGTCACCCCATGGACGTCTCCGTCGTGCGAAATGCAGATCGGCTCGCGTACCTCGTCAAGGACCCCATAACGGGCGCAGTAGAAACTCTCGATCAGGACGACGTCCTGCACATTCCCGGACTCGGCTTCGACGGAACGCGCGGACTTTCTCCGCTCCGCTACTCCGCCAAGCAGGCCATGGGCATCTCGCTGGCCGCGGACGACTATTCCGCCCGCTTTTTCTCCAACGGAGCCCGCCCCGATTACGTCATCACCGTTCCGGGGAAGATGGACTCCGAACAGCAGAAGCTGTTCCGAGAAAGCTGGATGGCCCGCTACGCCGGAACGCAGAATGCCCACATTCCCGCCATCCTCACCGGCGGGGGAGAAGTCAAGACGCTGTCCCTAAACCCGGAGGACGCCCAGCTCATCGAGACCCGCCATTTTCAGGCGGTAGACATTGCCCGGTTCTTCGGCGTGCCGCCGCACATGATCGGCATGGTGGATAAATCCACCTCGTTCGGCACCGGAATCGAACAGCAGAGCATCGCCTTCGTCAAATACACGCTCGCCCGCCATCTGGTCAAGTTCGAGCAGGAAATCAACCGGAAGTGCTTCCGTACAGCCCGGAATTTCGCAGAATTCCAAACTTCCGGGCTCGAGCGCGGGGACTACAAAGCCCGCAACGAAGGCTACCGTATCGCCCTCGGCCGCGCCGGAGAGCCGGCATGGATGACCATCAACGAAGTGCGCAAGCTCGAAAACCTGCCGCCGAAAGAAGGGGGCGACGATCTGCAGAGCAATACCGCACCCATCCCAGCAAAGGACCCATCCGTCGCATGAAAAACCTCCTCAACCGATTGCTCGCCGACAACCGCGGGCGGGGAACCTTCCGCGTCGACAACGCTTCCATGGCAGACGAGGCCACCATCTACCTCTATGACGCGATCGTGTCGGACGACTGGTGCGGTTGCGGCGTCACGGCGATCGACTTCGTGACCGCGCTGGCCGCCATCACGGCGCCAACGATCCACATTCGCATCAACTCACCGGGCGGCGAAGTCTTCCCGGCGCAGGCCATCGCACAAGCCATCCGCGAGAAGCCCGCGAAATGCATTGCCCATATCGATGGATGCGCCGCCAGTTGCGCTTCCTGGATCGCGCTCGCCGCATCCGAGACCTTCATCAGCCCTGGCGGCATGGTCATGATCCACAGCGCGGAGACCTGCGCCTGTGGTAACGCCGCGGACCTGCGCGAAACGGCCGACCTGCTCGACAAGGTCAACGGAATCCTCGCGGCCGGATACGTCAAGGAAACCGGACAGACCGCCGAACAGATCTCCGCATGGATGGCCGAAGAAACCTGGTTCACCGCAGAAGAAGCGGTCGCCAACGGATTCGCCGATCGCATCTCCGAAGCAGCATCGCCCAACAACCTAGCCGCGTGGAATCTGGGTGCCTACGCCAACGCCCCGCATCCTCCGGAACGGAAAGAGCGGGCCCCTGCGAACCTCGAACATCTCCGCCGTCGCCTGTTTCTGGCGGTTCACCTTTAGGCGCCTCCCGCGCCAGTAACCAGCCGCCCCAGGGCGGTTTTTTTCGTCCGAAAGGAAACGCACCATGCAATCCATCCAAGCCCTGCGGGAGCGCCGCGCCACCATCGCCCAGTCGATCCACAAGCTCCTCGACGACCACCCCGGCGACAAGTGGAACGCCGCGCTGCAGGAGAAGTACGACGCCGGAATGAAGGAAATCGAAGACATTGCCGACGAATCCAAGCGTGTGCAGCAAGTCCTCGACCTGATCGCCGAGAACGCCGAAACCGGCCAGGTCCGCAACCTGTTCGAACGCCAGGCGCACGAAGAAAAGCGCCCGGCGCACCTCGATGCCTTCTGGAATCTCATGCGTCGCGGCGAAAAGCTCGTCACTCCAGAAGAGTGGTCGGCCCTGCGCAACACCATGTCCGTAGGAACTTCCGCGCAAGGGGGCTACACCGTCCCCACCGAAGTATCCGCCAGCCTCGCCGATGCCCTCAAGGCATACGGAGGCGTCCGCTCGGTTGCCGAGGTCTTCCGCACGACGGCCGGCAACGACATCAACTTCCCCACGACCGACGGCACCACGGAAACGGGTGAACTGATCGGTGAAAACACCACGGCCACCGGTTCCGACCCGTCCTTCGGAGTCGTCACGCTCAAGACCTACAAGTTCTCGTCCAAGGTCGTCGCCATCCCGTTCGAACTGCTGCAGGATTCCCAGATCGATATGGAGGCCTTCATTCGCAATCGTCTCGTCACTCGTCTGGGGCGCGCCACCAATACCTACTTCACCACGGGTACCGGGACAGCGCAACCTCAAGGAATTGTCACCGCCGCGAGTTCCGGCAAGGTAGGAACCACGGGCCAGACGCTGACCGTCATCTACGACGACCTGGTCGACCTCGTGCATTCCGTCGATCCGGCATACCGAGCTCTGGGAAAATGCCGGTTCATGATGGCCGACAGTTCGCTCAAGGTCATTCGCAAGCTCAAGGACACCGCCGGCCGGCCGATCTTCCTGCCCGGATACGACGGCCTCGGCGGACCGATGCCAGATACCCTGCTGGGCTACGGAATCACCATCAATCAAGACGTCGCCGCCATGGCCGCCAACGCCAAGTCGATCCTGTTCGGTGATTTCAGCAAGTACCTGATCCGCGACGTGATGGCGCCCACGCTGTTCCGCTTCGAGGACAGCGCCTACGCCAAGCTGGGCCAGGTCGCCTTCCTGATGTGG